GGTCCCAAAGAAGATTTTGGTAGCTGTGGAACCAAAGAAGATTTTGGTAGCTGTGGTCCCAAAGAAGATTTTGGCTATGGCGGTAGTTCTGGTGGAATGAGTTATGGTAAAATTGATGAACAATAAATATAAAAATTGAAATTATTTTTTAAAATTAATTAAAGTAATATTAATTATTTTATAAAAATGACAGATAATAATGAAAATAATGAGAATGATGAAAATAATGAAAATATTGAATTTTATAATAAAGATTTAATATTAAATGATGAAAAACCAATTGTAATATGACATATGTCATATTACATCTTTTATAGATTTTTTGCTTTAACATCATGGTGGAAAAGGGCATATCCAGAGGAACCATTAGATATTGAGAATATAATGACAAATAATATATTTATTGAGAAATATTATAAATTATTCATAGAAAATATAAAAAAAATACAAAAAAAATATAAAATAAAAGATTCTATTGTAGTATTTGCAAAAGATTGTAGAAGATATAATATATGGAGAAATCAACATTATGATGTATATAAAAAAACAAGAGATGATAAAAATAAAAGATTTAATAAAGAAATATTTATTTACACATATGAAAAAATTATACCAGAATTATATAAATTAGGTATTAATATTTATTGCCATGAAAATGCAGAAGCAGATGATATAATAGCTATTTTAAAAAAAAAAATAAGGAATAAATATAGCGAATTACCAATTTATATTATAACAAATGACCATGATTATTTACAATTATTTGATGATAATACTTACATATATAATTTAAAAGGACTAAATTTAAGAACAAAAAGTAAAGGAAATTCTAAATTAGATTTACAATTTAAAATTTTTAGAGGAGATAATAGTGATAATATCTCATCAGTTGTATCTAAAAAAATAAGAGATGATAAAATAATTGATTTAATTTATAATAAAGAAAAATTTGATGAGTTCTTTAAAGAGAATGAGAAACTAAAAGATATTTATGATACTAATGAACTATTAATAGATTTTAATAAAATACCACAAAATATACAAGATGATGTCTCTAAATATATAAAATTTAAGATGGGGGAGTAGGCCAAGTAACATTTGTTAATTCATCATTTGTATCAAGTTGTGGTGTAGCACTTTCTGGTAAATCACGCAGTTCTTGTCTATAAGTAACCCAAGCTTGTTTAACTTCTTCAGATGGATGGGGCCAATCTGGAATACTTGTATATTTATCAGTTTCTAATAATTTTTTATTTCTTTCTTGACGTAGTTGTTTCATTGGTGCTTCACTAATAATTTCTTGCCAAGCAGCTTCACATTCAGCTAATGTAGGTTTTGGTTGTGTATTAGTTTCACTCCATTTTAATCTATTATAATCATTACCTATAATAGTATATTCTGCATTAGGTATAATTTTTAATATAGCTCCAGATAAATCCATTTTAATTTAATTAAATATTATATTTAAATAATTAATACTATTTAAATCTCAAAAAATTAATTTAAAGTATTTTAACTCTATATGGAACAAATTATACTATTATTATTATTGTTATTGATTCACAAAAATTAAATCAATACTCTACTACTGTTAAGGTAGAAACAGATGCTGAATAGTTATACAGGTTGGGTGTGTTTCCAAATCTGTTGATGCGAATGGTGTTGTGTATCGCGTCAACTTGTGATGAATCATTACGATTGCGAACTTTCACAGAGTAAGTTACCTTGTCACCAACCTGCACCCCACTCGATGTTAAATCATCCACGAAAGAATATGATATATTTTCTTGATAAAGGTTTTCGTCACCATAATTGCTATTTGACTTATGTGTGAATGATACCTTTAAGAAATCACCGCTCTCTGTGTTTATCCCAATTGGTGTACTGCTACGAACTGAATCTGAATCTGTACCAACATGAACGTTACGATAAAGAATGCCTTGAAAATAAGGATCTATTGTACCACCTGATAGATGAATTACAATCATTATATGCATCTTGCTGGTCAACGTCTGTGGTACGATTCCAGAGCATTCAGCAAGTGCACTGCTGGTAGGACCAAATACCTCCCACCAAAGGGTAGTGCTAGTTGTGCGTTCTGCAGTTTCTGTAAATGCAGTGAAGTCAATTGCACGTTGACTATTAATAGTAATAGCATTATGGGTAGTATCTGGTAAATTATATGCTTGAACTAAACCAGTAGTACCATTAGTAGATGGACATCCCATTATTAATTTTAGACCAGTTGAGTCTAAATCAACCGCACCACATTTTTGATTAGTTGTTGGAATGGAAATAGTAGACCCAAATTGGTTCCATGTGTTATTACTACTTGTGTATCTATAAAATTTAACTAATCCAGAATTAGATACACCATTAAAATCTGCTTCATCTGCCCCAACTGCAAGAATTGTACCATCATCGCTAATAGCTATTGATGACCCATAGCTAGTGAGTGTTCCTTCTTCTGAATTTCCTGATAAAATTTCGATTTTTTCATTCACAATATCTCCTAATGATGAACTATTTAACCAATCACTATTTGTTTTATAGACATATACATTTCCATTCGAACTAATAGCAATAATATCACCAGTATTATTTATTCTTACTTGACGCCCAAAGTTGGCTACTGTGGAGTTTGCCCCTGAAAATCTTAAAATATTAGTAGCAGGATTCCATATATTACTAGAATTCAATTTATATATTCTGACATGTCCATTATTACTTTCATTATCAACATCAACAGATACTGCTAAAATATTTCCATCACCATTTAAGGCTACTTGTCGTCCTAAATGGGCTGATGGCGGAGTATCTGTTATACTCCATATCATAACATAACCAGTAATATCATTTGCATTAAAAGTCCCGTCATGCGACGAATAGGGACCTGGACATCCTACTATCAATCTAGTGCCATCTGAGTTAAAAGCAACCCTACTACATTTAGAATACCTTATATCACTTCGAATATTAACTATATCATTTCCAAACTGTGTCCATACACCATTATCACCACCAGAGTAAGAAAACATCCTTATTCTACCATAATTATTCAAAGCGCCTTCGCTCCCAACTGCTATTTTATCTCCAATATCATTTATTGCTAAAAACTCGCCAAATGTATTTTGATTATTGTGTCTGTAAGTATTTGAGGGTGAAGGATCTATAATTGAATTACCTAATTGTTCCCATTGAGTTGTCGAATCGTTCCATTCATAAACTGTTACACTACCATGATTACTATCACCCCACCTATATACAACCATTCTATTACCTGATGCATTCAGTTTAAGATTACGAGCATTTACAAATTGAGAGCCGTTCTGATTCGTCCATGTTGTCGTGGTTGTGTTGTATGTATATGTAAAGATTGTCTTTGGGTCTCTCCAAGTATTATATACTAATACATTACCAGCATTATTTAATGAAATAGACACCGGTCGATATGAACCTGTATAAGTAATATTACTAGACATTAATGTCCATTGCTCATTATTAGGAGTTCCAGTTTTCTCATAAGTTCCTACATTTGTAGCAATTATATTTCCTGCTCCATTTAAACTAATACTATTAATGGAGGTATTTCCTATAATAGTATTACCTACAATTTGCCAATCACTACCATCATATTTCATCACTTTAACTGCTCCTATTTGCTCGCTGCTATAGTTTGAGTTAGCAACAGCAATAATGTCTCCCAAATCATTCATATCAACAAGCTCTATTCGTTCTGCCCCACTACCATCATTTGCCTCCGTAATGTTACTCCCTAATTGTGACCACTCATTATTTGTGGTAGAGTATTCATAAACAAATGCGTACTGTGTGGTATGGTCATATCTGAAATGTTCTCCCACTATAATCCTGTTTCCTGTTGCATTCATTGCAACACTATATCCAAACCCTCTCATAGAGTTATCATTAGGGTGGTAGTAGCGGTGTGATGCTAAAATTTCATTTCCTATTTGGGCTGTTGTTACTTCTCCTACCCCTGTATCGCTTGGTCCTAGAACATCATTACCTATTTGAGACCAAGTAGTTCCAGTGTCTTCAAAAATACGAACTTGTCCCGCATTCACTCCACTATCATCATTTTGAATTGTACTTATTGCAATTTTTGTACCATCAGTGTTTAAAGATACAGACATACCTTCTTCATCGCCAATATCTTCACCATAAATTTCATTATGTCTAAGATTCCAATTAGTTCCATCATATTTTAAAATACTAACACTACCCTTATTATCATTTGCACTTTCATCCCTCTCAATTGCAGTAATTGCAACAATATCACCTACTGAATTCATGTCTATTGCATGTCCCCATTTTGAACTACTCTGTGGCGCAATCATATTATTTCCTAATTGTGTCCAAGAACCATTTGATAATTCATACGCTCTAACATGTTGATCAGTATCTCCTGCTACAAGAATACGAGTACCTGTTGAGTTTGTTTTTACTATTTTTCCAAATGAAGTAGTAGTTTCAGATGGAGTTATATTATCTCCTAATTGTTTCTGATCTAATACACTTGTTTGTAGAGCAATATTATTACCCGATATCAATTTTATATCTTGTTCTTCACCCGTACTAGATTTTAAACGTAATAATGCATCATCATTTGATTGTATTAAAGAGTTTGTATAAGTGCTATTAGATTCACTTGTTAAAGTTATTATTTTATCTTCACCATCGCCATGTGCTGTCACTTTTGTACCTATAAAATTTAAACTAGTTGCAGTAGTTGTTAAAGGTTTTCCTTCTTCTTTAATTGTTAAACCACCACTACCAACGCCTTTAACTTGTATTTGATTCCCCATTAAATTATGATATTGACATTGATAAAATAATAATGCAGGGGTAGAAGAACTAACTACTATTTCAACATATGCTTCTGTACCAGTACCTGGGGGGTCATAATTAGCATAATCATCACTATCAGATGAAAAACGTTTTACATCCGTTGTATATTCTTCACTTTTATCAGCAGTAGTATAAAATTTAATTGGATGACCATTATTTGTACTATCACTTTGGTCAAATCTATAAGTTTTACCAGGAATCATATCAATATATGGAGCAGATTTTCCATCAATTAAATATCCACTATTAGAACCACTACTATGATCGTAATAACGATGAGTATTTGTTTTAGTAGCAACAGTGACTGTATATGTTATTGATTCATGAGTTGTTAGAGAAGAATTAATAGTAGCACCTATACTGTTGTCTTCTGAGTAATCATTATCATTATCTCTAAAAATATCGTTAACAGTTTTATTTTGATTATTACTTAGTGTTTTCATATATTTTTCCCAGTCATTTAATGTAATATCTCGTAAATTATTTTTACCAGAGTATGTTTTTACACCTTGCTCAGTACCTCCGGAGGCAATAATTGCAGGTGGAACTGTATCTGTTAACCTTTTTCTGAATTTAACTTCGCCAGATGAAATAGATAATTTATGTGTATCACCAATCCAAAGTGAATTATCAGAAATAAACATATCTTTTACTTTATTTTGAGGTGCTCCTATATTAAATCTACTATCTTTTGTAGGAATAATATTTCCTTTGATATAAGTATTTCCATTAATTTCTATATTTCTAACACTTATACTTTTGTCAATTCTACTCATTTATTTAATTTTATAAATTAAATAAAATATAATTAAATAAATTTATTTATAAAAAAAAATAAGATTAAATTAATAAAATGGCAGGAGGTTTAATACAATTAGTGAAATCAGAACAAGATAATTATTTAATAGGAAATCCAAAAATTACATATTTCAAAATAGTGTATCATAGACATACTAATTTTGCTATGGAATGTAGTGAAATACCACTAGGAACAAATCCAGGTACTAATGAAGAAGTTGTAACAACTCTAATAACAAAAACAGGTGATTTACTTCATAAAATGCACTTTGATATATTATTAGAAGGAACTGAATCAATTAATGCAGGTAGTTACATTAATTGGACTAATTCTACTGGTTATGCATATATTAAAGAAATTAGCATACAAATAGGTAGTCAAAAAATAGATACACATTATTCTGAATGGTTCGATATATGGAATGAATTAACAGATCCTAATATGAAAGAACATACATTAGTGAATAAACATAATGGTGAATATTTAACTGATAACGCAACTCTTACACCTCCTAACTTACAAATGTATGTACCTTTACAATTTTGGTTCTGTAAAAATGCAGGTTTATCATTACCTTTAATATCTTTACAAAATACTGATGTTAAGTTAATAACAACTTTTAGAAAATTAAATCATCTAATTAATTGTGAAGGTTACGCTTCGAATCAAATAACTCCGCCAACAGTTAAATTATATGGAGATTTTATATATTTAGATACCGATGAACGTAGAAGGTTTTCTACGGAAAGTCTTGATTATTTAATTGAACAGTTACAATATAATCAATTACAGCCATTAACAAATAAATATCAATTAAATTTTAATCATCATATTAAAGAATTAATATGGGTATGTAAAGATAGTAGAATTGATGAAACCGATTCTACGATAGAGAATGCAACTGTTGATGCAACATTAAATAAATTTACAGACTCTATTTGGGATGGAACACACGGAAATGATTATTTTAATTATTCTCCAAATGCAAATAGTAATCCAGATTATATTTACGGTATTACACATTATGAACCATTTAGCACTGCTAAAATTACAATTGAGAATAGTAATAGAATTAGTTCTAGAAAATCTAGTTATTTTAGAACATTACAACAATATAATCATCACTCAAATGTATCATCAAAAGGGATTTATGTATATTCTTTTGCTCTAAAACCAGAAGAATATCAACCATCCGGATTTATTAATTTTTCAAAACTAAATAATGTTAATTTAGAATTAACAAATCCAATTACAAATAATATGAATATATTAATATTTGCTACAAATTATAATGTATTAAGATTTTCTGGTGGAACTGCGGGACTAGCATACATTTCATAATTATTTATTATTAATAGATTTTAATAAAATACCACAAAATATACAAGATGATGTTTCTAAATATATAAAATTTAAGATGGGGGAGTAGGCCAAGTAACATTTGTTAATTCATCATTTGCATCAAGTTGTGGTACAGAATTAGATGGCAAATCACGAAGTGCTTGTCTATAAGTAACCCAAGCTTGTTTAACTTCTTCAGATGGATGTATATAATCAGGCATTGCTTTAAAATCAGATTCAGTTAATAATTTATTTCTTTTTATTCTTAGTAAATCTTCAGCAATAAATTTATTTATATCGTTATCACTATAAGTAGAGAATAATGTATTAGGGTCAGGCTTAGGTAATCCATCAACATTCCAAACTCTTATATTATATACTCCTCCAATACATTCACATTCAAAATCATTAAAATCAATTGTTTTTCCATTATCTTTTGCATATTTTCTTACAGAATCATATAAATTATTACTCATATTTAATTAAATATAATAAATAAAAAAATATAAAATAAACAAAAAGGATATACAAATATAATAGTATTAGTATCCTCCACCTCCACCTCCACCTCCGCTACCACCAGAATCTAATGAAGTCGAATCTAAAAGTCTTACTGTTAATTTAGATGCAATTTTTAACATATAATCATAATTATAAGGATTAGTAGGATCATCATAATCATAAGCAGTCATATTATCTTTACTCCATGTAGTGTGTGAATTTCTAGTATGATATGTTCTAATTCTTATTAAATCACCTTCTTGTAAATAAGCGGTATAATTTTTATCAATAAAATTATGACCAATACCATTTATTGTTTTTGTAGTTGTACCAGTTTGTTGACTGATATTAGTATTATTTTTATAAAAAGCAGTATAAAAAGTTCCATTCGTATGTCTAATTGATGAACTATAATATAATATATAAGTTCCAGACTTTCTAATAACTATACCTCCTCCATTCCAAGTATCTGAATTAGTTGTAGTATCGCGTGGTTGTTCACCGGGTTGGTATCTTCTAACATATGCCATATTTTGTTCAGGACTTGTATCATAAATTATTATATCAAAACTATTTTCATACCAAACATTTCTACCAAAAAGCTCAGAATAATCAGGAGCATATTCTTTTTGTTGTACATTAACATAAGCACCATAAGAGGTATATGGAGAATGGTCGTCATACCTAGAATCTCCTGAGAAATCTCTATGTAATAAACATATACTTGCTGAATATGGTGCGGGTAATTGATTATAATAAGATGAATCAGATACTTCTGTATTAATTTGATTATTAATAGATATATCAGATGTAATTATTTTTTTCCAAGAATTTTCTTT